GCCAATACCCATACCTGCAAGTGGGCCTAAAGCCATACCCGCAATAGGGGCAGCTATTGGTGCGATCTTTTTTACTGTTTCTCTGACTTTTCTAAAAAACTTCTTAAACATGTACTCCTTGGCAATTCATGATATTGTCTGATTTTGCAAGAAGGCGAGCCTTGAATAGATAAACCTATTTTATTCTATATTTATAGGCATATTTCCTGTAATGTGCAATGAGAAATATGAATTTTGACATAAAGAAAGCACCGATGGTCCGTGTGACGTGGTTAGATGCCCGTGATACTGAGACAGGATGGCTGGATATAAAGGATGTTATGAATGCTCCTTTAGCTACATGTCAAGAAGTTGGCTGGATGATACACAATAATGATGAAAAAATTATTATTATGCGTTCATATAGCAGGGATAAAGAAGAAATATCCGGTGGTGGTGCAATAGCAATACCTAAAGGATGGATAACAAAAATAGAATACTTAGAGGTAAGTTATGCAGAAAGAAGCAGTAATAAATAGTTTATTTGGCGAAACTATTTACTTTACAACGATAGAAAATAATAATGAAGAGACAGCAAATCATGTTGAATCTTTTGTAAAAGAAAAGCCAGGACAAACCGCAGCTACTACGGATGTGAAAGGTAACACACAGTTTACTGATTTAGAAGAGGCTAAAGATAACTTACATAATGATAGTAAATACAAAGAATTATATAAAAATATAGCTAAGAATATTAACGATTTTTTAAAAGCTAAGGGTTATAGCAAAGATAAATTTGATGCTCACATAACAAAGTCATGGGCTACTTACACCGTAAAAGATCAACATATTGCTAGTCATAAACACACCGCTAGTCATTTTAGTTTTGTTTATTATGTTAGAAATGATGACATGGGTAATATAAGATTTGAAAAAGAATTAGCTGCACAAACAGGATTGTTTATTCCCCCTACTGATCAGTACATAGTAGATTGGAATCAGTTTAATTTTTCTAGTTATATATTCCCTGTTAAAACAGGAAACTTTTTAATCTTTCCAAGTGGATTATTACACTACACGGAAGTTAATACTAAGGAGGAACCAAGAATAAGTATTAGTGGTGATATACTACTAACAATGAAACCAGGGGTGAAAACAGAACACTGTATTCCTCATCCAAGTGGCTGGGATACTATTTCGAATTAATTGTCAAGAAAACAATTATAAAAAGATTACTTGATAATTATGACAGACGTGTTTAAATTAGATCTCACCCAAAAATTAAAATCACAGGAGAAAATATGGAAAACCAAGAAGTATTGAAGGCCATAGCTGTCCTCGCTGACAAGGTGAGTCGCTATCATGAACGTTTATTAGCATTAGAAAGAGATCACAAAAAACACACAGATGGGTGTTTGTGTCACGAAAAACCAAAAGAAATAGCTAAAGGTCCTGATTACCCTACTATTGGTAGACCATTAACAGAAGATGAAAGAATGTTTGTTCAATCAAACATGGCAAAACATAAGGAACTTGCTAATGGATCCTAATTGTCCTTCTTGTGGTTGCGAAAAAGAAAAATGTATCTGCGAGGATTTCTGCGAAAACTGTGGCGCTTAGTCGTTTTTAGTTTTACCAAAAACATCTGGTAATTTTACAACTTTAATTTCAACATTTTGTTCTATGTCATCTTCAGTTGTGTCAGTAGATGGATTATTAACATCTTCTTTTGCATGATCCTCTGAATCATAATCATTACCTGTTTTCTTATTTTTTATTTCAACATGTACTTCAGGTTGAATAATAGGAATTTCTTGGCCTTCTGCCATATATGTTCCAACTTGCTTTGATTCTTGTACTTTTTTAAATGTCATTATGTTATCTCCATTACACTGACTAAAATTTTTATGCCAGCCCCTGTTAAAGTTATTGTATCTGCTTTTTCTAAAACAATTGGTTGATCTAATAACTGTAATTGTGCGCCGTCCGCCATACTGTCTTTATATAATTCGGTTGTAACACTCGCACTAGAATCAACAGCCGAAACTGTTGTAGCCACCGCTCCACCACTCTCATTAGATATATAAATACTTTTAACTAATGTTGTTGTAGGTAAAATAGGAGGAGCAGCTCCTTCATTTGCGGTAGGAACCGTATAAACTGTTCCTGTTCCTGTTTTAGAAAAACTTAAAAATGCATCAGCCAAGGAACCAACTCCTTGCTGTAGACTCATCCTTTAAATCTTGTTGAAAACCAAAATTTAATTGTTGAGTTATTTGCTCAAGCAAACGAATAAGAACATCAAACTGAGAAGCTTGGTATTCTGGTGTTGCCTGAGGAAATCTTGTTGTACTTATTTTAGCCATTATCTACCTCCATCTGGTTGAACATCAAGTCTCAAAGTTCCGTATCGCCAGTTATCTCCAATAGCATCGCTTTGTACTTTAATATTAGCCTGTCTTCCTCTTCCTCTTATATCAAATTTTTCGGTAGTAGGCACTACTGTTCTTGTGACTGTAGTAGGAGTAGTTGAACTCGGGTATGTTTTAAATGTAAGGGTTAAATCTACTGACCCTGCTAAATCTTTAAAGTTTGGTATTCCTCTACCAATATGTAGAAAAGGTTGACCATCAGCAATATCAAAATCACCTGATTCAATATAGGCATCAATTGCCGCACTTACATTATCTGTTCCTGTTTCTTGTTGATATATATTAGAGGCCCCTGCTGTTACTCCTAACACTGCAGGTGTTGTTCCTGTATTTGTTGGTACATAATAAGATGCATATGGCTTTTCGTAGACGCCATAATCTTGCCATGAAGTTCTTGCTAAACTACCAACAGACCAGCAATCTTCTAAATAATTATAAGTAACAAATCTATCAATCTGTTGAGCATTAAGACTGCAATAAAACCATGTTACTTCATTAAACTCTGAATTAACTGCCGCATACGTTTCTGGTTGTGTTGTGATATTAAAATCTTCAAAGACATAATCTTGAACACTACAAGGCATTTTAGAAATAGCACCATCAAATTTATAGAAAGAATTTTGAGACATCCAAAAAGCTGTACCGTTTACATCGATAGCCGCGTGTTGGGAAACTGCTCCACAGTTAGCCCCTATTTGAGAAAGAGTAAAAGTAAAGGGTGCACCAACAAATTGTAGTGCATGTAAACTTGTATCAGTCCAAACTAAAACAGCATTACGAGACCGAATAGCATCCATAATTTTAGATCCATCCTGTATTCTAAAAGAACCAGCTGTGTTCGTTGCTGTCGGTGTCCATGTACTGTAATCTTCTTGCGATGAAAAACGTAAAAATAAATCATCAGCCGTTGATGTACTTCCTATTGTAGTTTCTGTTCCAAATAAAAAGACATGTCGATCAGGCATCGATATTAAATTAAATCTTGATTTAGTAGGTGCACTAGCTACTACTGTTGCTCTATTACTTGTTAATCCAGAAGAAGTGTTCCAAATATATGTTGAACCTCCTGATACCGTAGCTAAAAGATCTTCACCAAAATTATCTAAAGACCAGTTACGTCCGTTGATAGTAACACTAGATGTTAAACGAGGTTGGTTCCATGCTTGACCTGTACCTACATTCCATTGACCTGTACCCCATCCATAACCATAAGCAGAAGCGGCTAAACCAACAGTAATATCATATTTTGCTACAACAGAAGATCCACCTCCAGTTGAAGAACCAGAAGCTGTAGAACCTGTATAAGTTACTGTATAAGTATTGGCATCAACATAGCTTGTAACTTCAAACTCTTTGTTCATGTCAAGACCATCAACAGCTGCCGCCCCGCTAAAGGTTACAAAATCTCCAGCTTGTGCTCCGTGTCCTGAATCTACAACTGTGACTACCGAAGTACCATTAGTTGTAAAAGGATTGGTTAACGTTCCACTTGTTCTTCTTATTGGTGTAATATCATAAGCGGTTCCTTCTGAATAAACATATAATTTTCTATCTGTTCCGATGGCCGTGTACCGTACGCCGTCAAGATCTGTCCATGCATGCATATCTCTTGCCACCCCAATTAATTTTTCACTAATAAGTTCTACCCATCCACCAATCTTTTCTGGTAGACCATATCTAAAACGAACCATGTCAGCATCAGTCCAACGTCCTGCAGCACCATATTCTGTATCTTGTTTATCTATCCCTGGGGCAAAAGCTGTCTTTGTTAAAGGCATTAAGCAATCCTCAAAAATCTATAATATACTTCACCGTCACCACCTGCTCCTCCTGGAGCGCCTTGCTCGGTTCCTCCTCCACCGCCCCCAGAGCCACGAGTTCCCGTACCTCCAACTTGGGCTGGTTCATAAGAGCCACCATTTCCTGCGGCTCCTGCTGTTCCTCCTGCCACATTTGTTGCATAGGAAGTTCCTCCTGCCGCAGCAGCCATATTACAGTTGTCACCACTACAGTTACCACTACCATTAATACTTCCTGAAGCTCCAGCCCCATTTTGATTAAATGTACCAACGGGTCCTGAGTTAAATGAAGTTATATTAAGTCCGTCTGTTGTCGTTCCTGTCGTTAAAACTGTTCCTCCAAGTGTTGCTGATCCTGCCGCGCCTACCGCGTTAGAACGAAGTGGTCCTTGAACACCACCTCCTGAAGCAGACCCTCCTGAGCCTCCGGTCAATGAAAATAATGATCCGCTTGTTGATCCTGAAATAGAGGTTGTTCCTCCTGTTCCACCATTTCCACTATATCCTGTAGGACCAGCAGATCCTGCTGCTCCTGTCGTAATTGTTAAGGTTTCTCCGCCTGTGACCGTCCAAACTTTGTCCGATACATAAGCTCCTGATCCACCACCAGCTCCTGTTGATTCACCACCAGCTTTATCATAACTGGCACCGCCCATACCACCACCACCAGCTCCAACTGCGTATTCCACATGAAGTGCGTTCGCATTAGTGGGAACGGCTACTGATCCAGTAGCAGATGAATAACTTGTTGCTGTAAAAAGGGTATAAACTTCTTCCCATGATCCACTATTTTTAATGTAACCATTTAAAATAGTTTTATTAGTAAAGGAGGTA